ATTTGAACTGTCGCTTTGATCGAAGAAATATGTTTTTCCTGGTGTTAGTGTAACAATGGGAGACTGTATTCCATCAAAGAAGTAACCACTTGATGAACCAGTGCCAAAGTATCTGTGATCTGCTGTTTTAGCAGCAACAGTTGTAAGATACGTTGTTTTGTCGGAACTTGCTGTGGCAACTAATGAATCATAACCTCCAAATCTAGAGGCAGTTGCGACACCAGTTACATTTATGTTTCCTGTGCCAGTTACATTACCAGTAAAGGTTCCAGTGGTTCCTTCAACATTTCCTTTAAAAGTAGTTGCAGTTACAACTCCAGTAACTTCTATTTCACCACTCTTAATAGTGGTAACACCAACTGTAACAATGCCAGCGATGTTTGCTCCATTGGCAAGAATTTGAATACCTTGCTGGAATGTTGAAATACCAAGAACGTCCATGTTAGTGGCGTCTTGGTAAGTAATAGTTCCACCAATAGTGACATTACCACTGAAGATTGCACTATCTGCTTTAAATTGTGTGGCAGTTGCAACACCAGTTATATTAACCCCACTGGGGAAAGTAGGTGCTCCAGTACCAGCGGAATTTATATAATTATCTGCTCTAATTCTACCACCACTTCCACCTAAACTATTAATTTCATCTGTCCCAATTCCCAAAATATTTGGAACAAACTCATCACCATCTGCAACAATTAAATCAGCACTACCAGTTACCTGAATATCAGCATATTGTGTATATGCTACAACTGCTGTTGCTGGTGGATCAATGGTAATTGTTGATGCAATTCCAAGAACTTGATCCGTATAATAAATTTTGTTGAGAGGACTCGTCTGAGTTGAACTAAGTGCCGTTCCAAGTCCAGCTGGCAAACTTGTTAAACTACTACCATCACCAGAAAATGAAGTAGCAGTCACAACACCACTAATGTTTATATTCCCATTATGGGGATTAAGTAATTGTGCCTGCTTTTGTGACATTATTACCCTTTATTTTTTTAGTTATTTAGGAGTTTACGCTTGTCCTTGATATGAATCATATGCAAAGTGTGATCTCTGTCCATCAGCAAGAACATAATGAAAGAAGATTTGATGATAGTAATATCCATCAATTTCAACATTTTTCCTATACCAATTCTTTTTAAACTGCTTAGGTAGTGGTTCTCTCCAATGAGGACGTTCGCAACCTTTATATATCATTCCATCACCAGGTTGAAGAACAACAGATCGATTTTCACCTGGTACTAATATCTCCGTTTTGGTTTCATCAGTATAAGTATCGGGTGTTTTAACCCAGATTGGCCAATCTTTATCATCACTTTCAATATTGGTACTAACATGAAGTGTGACAGATATTTCACATGCAGGGCGATCACAATGTACACTTAAGTCTTGCCCAGGATTATAAAATCTATCGTAAAAATAAGTATTATAAAGTTTCCTACCGATTACTTCTTCAATTTTTCTCCTAATTAGAGAATGAATTGGGCGATATGGAGGAAACCAGTATCTAGATGTGGATCCGTTTACTTGTTTTTCCTCATCCATATATTCATAATCCATAGTTTTCCCTCTGAATGAATATTGCCCTTTATTTTCGGGTGGTAATTCAGTCAGTTCTTTCGAATCCCAAAGATTTTTAACAACAAAATATCCATTTTTGTCAAAAGATTCATTTCTAGTCCAAGAAGATCCACTATGAAATTTTTCCTGAAGAGCTATCTCTTCTGCAGTCATCCTTTCTTGTGTCATATTACTTCCAACGAGGGCCAACAGTCCATCCGACAATAGACTTACGAACACCTTTCGTAACTTTCAGAACTCGGTGTTGTGTGCGAGAGTCAAATAGAATAACCGAACCACGTCTTCGTGGTGCAAAATAATTATTACCTGCTTCATCAAGAAGTTGTACATTTCCTCCCTCATAATCATCTGGATGAGAGAGTTGTAATGAAAAAGATAATTTACGAACCATCTCACAATTTTCATTCATAAAATCTTGTGCAATACCTCCGTCAAATCCTCTATTGCCCTGGGTTACGGGTTTATACTGAGTAGAAAGTCCAGCATCATTATGCCATCCATAAAATTGTCCTTCACCATACCGAGTATATTGCATTGATTCCCCATCAATACATTTTAAATCGTATAGAAAGTTCTCACGATTTGCTCTCATAATATAGTGCCACATGAATCCACCAATCCAATGAGTGGTAGGAATCCATGCATTCTGTGAATTTCTTTTTTCTTTATTGAGAGCATCTCCATGGAGTTTAGAATCTGCCATCTGCGGATCAAACTGCTCAGACAACTCTTTTTCAATAATCTCTATAACATCTTGGGGCAGCTCGGTGTAATACCAAACAGATTGGAATGCCATATACCTATAATGTATTCAGTGATATTATATATCACATTAGTTAGAGTGTCAATCGACAACTAAGTAAAAAGCATTATACTATGATATTACCTTGGGCAAAATTACCATTCTTAGTGGCATATACTTGATAACTATTTGCAACAGTATTAGTACCACCGTTATAATGAATAAAGAAAGAAACAAAGTCTCTTTGACTAGCAATATTTGACAAGAATACAGTTGACGCAGAACCAGCAGATGCAGCAACTAAGGAAGCCGTGTTAATACCTGCTATAGCAGATCCATTCTCAAATCCTTTAACAGTAACGAAAGTACCAATACCTGCAGGGGATTGTGTATTTCCTACACCAGATTGTGGAACTGTGGAATTTTGAGTGAAGATGATTGTGGCAGTAGTTCCATTTTGAATACCACTATCTGTTGGTAAGTTTTTAAACGAAACGACACCAATATTTCCACCCAACATTGAGTGAGTAAAAGTAGTTGCTTGCGCTAAATCACATTCAACAATCAATCTACCAGCAGCGTCATTAGAGGTAGCAGCGACTGCTACTGTTTCAATGACACCTTTGAACTTATTAGGTTCACTGTACTCGAAACATCCCGTGCTTCTTTCCCATGTAAATGTTTTATTGGTTGCACCAAATATCTGAAGTCCCCCACCATCACAAGTGATGTCTGTTGGTGAAGAAGTAGATGCAATACCTACCAATTTATCTTCAATATTTAACTCAACACTGTTAATGGTTGTCATGTCACCATTGACAGTTAGTGAACCACCAATAGAAACATCACCTGTAGTATTGACAACTGCTGCGGAAACAGTGGCTACAGTAACACTCGGAGTGCCAGTAAGTCCCTGAGCATTAGTTGCTGTTGTTGCTGTTGTTGCACTAGTTGCACTAGTTGCATTACCACTAAATGTGGTAGCAGTGATGACACCGGTTACATTGGCTCCTTGTGGAAATAGAGGAGCGCCTGTGCCTACCCTGTTAGTAAAATTATCGGCTCTAACTTTAGACATCTAGGTCCACTCTCCCCGGCAAATTCTTTTTATTATTTATAGTCATTTATTCTCCTCCGATATTGTGGGAATCTGCTTTTAGACAGTGAGTATAGTGTCCCCACATTGCCTTATGATACTTTAAATGTTCGGTATTCAGTTCAAAACTATGATGCTCTCTCCATTCTTCATCAGGAATATTGATTTCAACATCAAGATTAGCTAACTTCATATTTGTAAGGAATTTATCTCTATCCTCCTGAGTAATTCCATTCTCTTCAATCACAGAAAGAATATCAATTCCTTGTTGAAGATTAAATACTCCCATTTCATGAGCACGGGGATCATTAAATCTAGCGTATATAAGCATAATCCTTGTTTCACAAATAAATTGCATTAAGAATGGAATTTCAGATGCAAATATTTTTTTATAAATTTCAAGATGTGGAAATCTTTCCTCAAAGTCTGCCCAATTTGCAACAGGATCTGGTTGAAGAGTATGCTGTCTAGCTATCTTTTCCTGTCTATCAAGTTTAATTATATCATATTCGCCCTTTTCAGAATTCCATTCATGAGAATATTCCATGTGATCATATTCTACAAGATCAACACGAATAAAACCAAGATCTTTTAGTTCATCATCACTAAGTTTATCTAAGTGAGTACGAGTCTCTCTCTCGCCACTTGGAGAATCTTCTGCAGCAATTTTTAATCTAGTGGGTAATACAGTAGGTTCAGCTCCTTTATATGAGTAAAGTGCCATTTTTTCCAATACTTCTTTTTAGTATTTAGAAGTAATTAAAATTAATGTTAAATCTTCCTTTTGCATTGGTACATGTAGTGGAGCGATGAAGATTAAATGATTCAAATAATAACATTCTATTGGCAACGCTTTCTATCTTTGTTCCATCTTCAAAGATAGTATATCCATCATTACTGTTTATATAATAGACTGCTCCTCTATGTTCAAAAGGATAATCTTTATGGAGAGGATTTTCATAAACAGTTTCAGTTCTTGGATGCCAATTTGCTTTTATTCTTATACTAGATACGGCACCCATTTCTTCCAATAATGGAACTATCAATTGCTCATGAAAAGGACTAACTGGTTTATCATTATCGTAGAAATGATGTACAAAATGATAATCATCTAAACTATCTTTCTGTTCAATATATGGGCATTCTGGATTATAATTTGATTTTGCACCATAAAACCAAGGGAACCTAAAACTTGACACTAATTCCCAAAGAGCACCATGAAAGTCCTCCGGCATAAAATTATCAACTACTCTATATTTCATTTTAATTCTGCTCCAAATGATATCCCTAATCTTGGAGATAGAGGAATAACTTCATGATTAAATTTGGGTGGTACATATATTAAATCACCTTCATTCAATATAAAAGATTGAATATCATATTTTTCCCCGTCAATATTCCATTTAGTCTGTCCTTTACATTGCCAATACCAAACATGACAATAATCGCAATGACGTTCGGTTACTTTACTGGTTGAAGTTATGCCCCCATAAAGATGTGCAGATGCAATAGGGTAATCTGTATTATGTATTTTTTCTTTTAAAATTTTAAATAGTGATTGAATGCTATCAAGTCTATCTGCTTTATATGAGGTAAAACCATGACTATGCTTGAACACAATTGATTTGTCATTTATTCCCCCGTCCTTTTCAAGCGCATCAATATGCTGAAGTGCCTCATCCCATTCTACAACGTTATTATAGAAATTTTTATAAAGAACTGGTTCTGGTGTTACATTAAACATAATCAAAATTAAATGAGACTACTGTTCTTCTTTTATCCGAAACATTAGAGAATGTATAATGAAGTAAAAACGATGGAAAAAATATAATGGTTGATTCTTCTACTTGTATATCATCATCCTCTGGACTCCAATCCATTTGAACACCATTCTGCCAATTACTAAATGGAGAGACAAATTTAACGGAGCGATGAACTTCTGGATCAAAATTTAAATAACATATAGCACTAAATCCTATTGCACCATGATTATGAACACTATGGTACATATTCTTATCTTGATCTTCAATCCAGGATTTTTTTACACTGAAAGAACTTGCATTAATTGTTTTACAAAATTCATTTAGTTCATCTTCAAATATTTCAGATGCATTTATCTTGTCACCTTTAAAATCATGAAAATCTGTACTAATAAATTCATCTTTGTTATTTATTTTTCTTAAATCTAACAAAGATTTCTCTAATTTTTTTCTTTTGTCTTGCCAATTTTGAACTTTTAATATTGAAATTGGAACAAAAAATGGTAAGACATTAGTCATACATGAATCCTAGTTGCACAAATGTCAAATCTTGATTTTTTGCTGCAATATCATAATTAGTTGCTGATGGAAACATATATGCTTTTCCATCTAAGGGAAAAGAAATAACTTGTGCATTAACTCCATTTATAATTTCAGGAATCATTTTACTAGACTGAAAATAAAACGCAGGATTGATAATATCGATACAATCCTTAGAATCACAATGAACTGCGAAAACTAATGATAAAACAGAACCAAGATCTTTAAAACTTTTTTTCTCACCCTTTTTAAGTTTACAAATACGTGAGAATCTCAATCGCGAAGGCATTTTAATTGATAAGGATATGCAATAATCAAGAAGAATTTGTGGTACAAAATATTCACCAATTAATTCTTGCAAATCCATTCTTGAAAATATGTTAAATCCGATAGATGTTTTTTGCTCATTAGTATCGCTTCCATCATCAGTTGTGACAAAAGAATTACTTTCATCAGTACAAATATCAGAGTAAGTTTTTAAAATTTTTCCCTTATATTGTACAAAAATATCTGAATTAAAATTATGAACACATATTGGTGTTGGATAAAGATTTACCAGTTCATTTATTTCAGCCATAAAGAATCGTACCTTCAGGTAATTTATTAAAATTAATTTCGTTGACGCAAGATGGGGTAAGTCCAATCCATCCTGTCATAATATATTTATTATGCCCTTCTATAACTTCCTCTCCACAATGTGTGTGAGTAAAATCTGCAGGCCACAATAAAATTTGCCCCTTTTTTGGTTTGAATCGTAGATCAAGATATGGAAAATAAGTTTCTCCACCCTCCTCTACATCATTCAAGTATATCATCCACACTAGCACACGATGCCTAGTAAGTCTACCACTACTTTCAAAATGATATTGTTTAAAGTGTCCACCATCAATATATTTTTGCATATTAAAAACTGGCATAATCTCAAGACTATCCATATTTAATATTTCAGAATATATTTTTGTATAATCAAAATATAATTCTTTTATTTCAGTAAATATAGGTTTAAAAAAATCTTCTTTTTCTTCCAGTTTAAACATATTACACTTTAAATCCACCATTCTGACACTTATGTCAGTGGATTTTTTAGTGTTCTCAAAAACATCACCCTTATATCCGTTTGAGCAAACTCCAGGTGTTTGTTTATCTTTAAATTTTTCAAACCAGTTAATACCCTCTTCACACCAGGATGTATTTTTCAACATTCTGGTAGATATAAATTGTTCCATAATTAATTATCTAATAATTTAGCCGCTGTTGGTACTCCATATGTGGGATTAGATATGCCATAATCATCGCCAGATCCTGGTGTAGTCGCAGAATTTATACCTCTTCCAAATCTAACATAGACTCCACCAGGGCCGCCAGGTGAAGGTTGTGATCCACCATTATTTCCGCCAGCACCGCCGCTAAAACTAACGCTTTCACTGGTTACTGGAATGTTAGCCACAGGTACGTACAAAGCTGGTTCATTAGTTCCTGTCATATAAGAAGGTGCAGCCCCACCGTTGCCACCAAACACAACAGTTCCATTTTGGTTTGCGTTTCCATTACTTCCATTACTATTACATTTACCACAACCACCACCGCCACCGTTGGCACTCATGTTAAAGTTTCCAAAGGTTACTGATGAGTTATTACCACCACCACCGTTGCCATCATTAGATCTATTAGGAGCTCCAGAACCACCATTTCCGACGTTGTAGTTCATAGTGGTTTGTCCACTATTCGCTACTGCCGATCTTTCAAATAATGCATATCTTTGTCCTCCTGTTCCTCCAGGACGTGCTTGTCCATCATCATGATCTACACCACCACCGCCACCGCCACCAGCGACAAATACATAGACATGTGGTGCGCTAGCTGGAATAGTTATAGATCCTGGGCCAGAACCTGCAGGTTCTGCAGGCCCGTAAAGGAATGCACTGATAGGTTGTTGAGATGGTATTGATCCAGGGCTAGCCCACGAGGGAACACCTCCTGGGGTAATGTCCTTGTTATACTTAACAATACTATTAGGTTCCCATACGCCATAATAAACTGGTGATGGAGAAGTAACCCAAGTGTTACTATCCGTGCCAATAAATCCTGCGCTTCTTCTTTGAACTCCCATAATTCTCCTTTACGAAATTTCGTCCCATGATACAATAAGATTTGCATCACTATTAGCACTTGCTCCAGCAAGAATTTTATCACCTTCTTCAAGATAAATTGGTGCGTCTTTTGCAATGACAGTTAATGTTGCATCCGCAGGAACAACTACTGTACTTGCAATGTCATAACTAGTTCCACTTCCACCAGTATCAGCATCAAAAAATTTAATAGTTACATCAACATTGGCAGATCCATCAATATTTACAGCATAAATGGAATTAATTTTGTAAACTGTGCTGGAAGGACAAGTAACAATACCAGTGGTAGTGGTAGTATCTAATTGTCTAATAACTGTATGCCCCTTTAATACGGAAGCATTTACTAGATTGGGATTGGCCATGAATATCTTTTGGGTTATTTATAATTAAAGGGCAAGAATATATTGTAACATACTAAAACCACCACCACCGCCGCCAGCGATGCTGATATCAACTGTTGTTCCATCAACGGAGAAGGTATTTCCTGCTCCAATAAAGTTAAGGTTAGTGAATCCATAACCAATAACTCCACCGGTAGTTTTAATACCAACTCCCAATCCACCTCCACTAAATTGAGAGGCAGTAACAACACCAGTGACACTTACACCAGTCTTAAATGTAGAGAATCCAGTAATATCAAGCCCATTAGCAAGAACTTGAACACCTTGCTGGAATGTACCAATACCCAACACATCCATGTTGGTGACATCTTGGTACGTTAATGTACCACCAATACTCAAATTACCACTTACACTTCCTGATGATGCAGTGATAGAACCAACTACAATGTTTGGAGAACCAGATAATCCTGTTGCATTACCAGTTACATTACCAACAACACCTCCAGATGCAGTGGTAACACCTGCTATCTTAACTCCACTTAAAAATGTTGCTTCAGTAGCAGTCTGTATATTATCCGTGCTGGCAACACCTGTTAATCCAGCACCGTCACCAGAGAAACTGGTTGCCGTGACAACACCAGTGACACTTAATCCACTAGGATTAAATCTAGCAACCTGGGAACCAGCAGCAGTAACTCCTGGTTGATCTGTACCAGCAGAGAAAAAACCAGAATCTGAATCAGCTCCAAACGAAATTGAGGGTGCTGCAGCAGAACCAGCAACGAATGATATTTCCGATAGAGAGGTAATAATACCAACATTGAATGGTGCAGCATCAACCCATTGTGCAGAATCTATATCCTGGTAATAGATGAATAATCTACCTTCACCTGTATTATACCAAAGATTACCTGCGGTAACAATACCAGTGAAAGCATCCCCTACTGTTGTACCAATACCAATACTGGCGGATCCTCCTCCGCCGCCGCCTCCGCTACCTCCGGTGATGCTAATGTCAACTGTTGTTCCATCAACAGCGAAGGTATTTCCTGCTCCAATAAATTTGAGCATGGTAAATCCATACCCAACGACGGTGCCAGTGGAATCAGCAACACCAACGCCAAGTCCACCTCCATCGAAGTGTGCTGCGGTTACCACACCAACAACAGTTACGCCATCATTAAATGCCGTAGTTCCATCAAAAACAGGAATCGTAGCGATACCTGTGATATTAATATTTCTACCTGTTATCTCATCATAAGAAAGATCTGCAAAGGTGGCAACACCAGATACAGTCAATTGATCTACCGTCAATCCTCCAAGTGTGGAGAATCCGGTGATGGTTGCTTCAGTACCTCTAATAGCACCAAAGCTTGAGATATCTACACTTGCTGCGGTAAGAATACCACTGAAGTTACCATCTGTTGCAGCAATTCCACCACGAACATCTAATGTCGTGCGTGGTGCTGTACTCGCAATACCGACTTTTTTATTTTGACTGTCGGTTATATCAGTTACAATAAGATCAGAGTTAACCTCTAAGCCATTCTTTACGACAAAACTCTTATCTACTGCCATTTGGGTTCACTGTCCCCCGTTAGTTTTATATATTTATCATATCAGACATTAAAACAATTTCTCTATACTCAGAATTGATACATGCACCATAAAGCAGTTCCTTTGTGATAGACTCTCTTGTATGAATTGTTATTCCTACAGTATATCTCTTTTCATCATGTACATTTACTACGGTGTGAAATAATCCACAGTTGAATAATTGCAACTCTCCTATCTTATTTTCTACCGTTTGTTCCCATCCTGGTTCCATATATGTGATACCAGGTTGTGTATTTCCAGAGATAAAAATATTACATGCAAATGAATACCCAGTCAGTCCGTGATGATTATGAGGTTTAATTCCCTGCCCCTTCTCATATGAATTCACCCATGCTTGAACAGCAATTGGAAAATCTAAATACGGAAACACATCTTTAAGTTTTAGTACAAATTTATCAACGTATTGAGGATTATCATTGAAAAAATTATATTTGTCAAAATATTTTGTTGTATTGAAAGTTTTTGAATCAATATATTTTTTTACTTGATTACATTCTTCAGGTGAGAAAAAATCTATTTTTGTGACTTCATTAGATTCAAGCATACCAAAACGCAAAAGTATATCTTTCTTTATTCTTTATTTTCCTTACATGATGATTAATCTGAGCATTTGAAAATACTAAGAGATCACCTTTATGTGGTGGCACTATCATATCATCAACAACAGTCTGTCCACCATCATAGTCATCATTAAGATAAATGAGTGCAGCAAAAACATCAGGTGGAGGATCTGAGTGTTCCTTCATGTCAGAACCTATTTCCCACTTGACAATTTGTGCCTTATCAAGTTTTAGATTTTTTTCAAATTTACCACAAATTACGGTTACATAATCAAGAAGATTGGAAATTAAATCATTATCATATACTTTACCATTCTCATTGTATATGTCAAGAGGACGAGTGAGTCCGTGCTCAAATGCGTCCTCTAGATGATCAGTAAAAAATTTAATCAATTCATCACAACTATCATAGGACATAAAGTCCTTGATACCAAAAAACATTCTCATAATATTTTTTTTTATTATTTATTAGTCAGGTATATAATATTCAAATGTGCAATATGCATTACCACTCGTATTTCCTCCTAACTGAGTAGTTAGTAACTCAACATCTCCACTTGAATATCCACTTGCTCCACCACCTGCGGAGTTATTACTTCCTGCGTTTCCGCCATTTGCTCCGGATCCGCCACCACCATTGTTACCAGAACCGTTGCCACCATTATTTCTATGTCCAGTTCCCGGTTTGTAACCTCTTTGAATTAGTGGCGTTTGACTAGTTTCATTACCTGATGTACCTCGGAATCTTGTTATTCCCATGTCATCGCATGGTGAAAATCTACTTGTAAAATAATCACTTCCGATCGTACATCCAGAGATTCTACCAGCAGTTGAAGAACTCCAGTTTACACCACCGTAGATTTGTCCACCTGGGAAAACACCAATTGTTGGAAGAGATCCAGTATCAAATGTTGATCCTCCACTTCCTCCACTTCTTCCACCACCTCTTGCGCCAGATATACCGATTCCCCCACCTGTTCCTCCATTACCACTTGAACCAGCGCCACCGCCACCACCTAGTGCAACAAGCAATCTAGCTTTCTTAAAGATATACGCAGCTCCACCACCACCATTAGCACCACCAGTAGGCATTACCTGCGAACCAAGTTTGAGAATATATTCTGTATTTTTCTCTAATGAAATGATAAATTCAGATATTCCACCTTGTCCACCACTATTTCCACTTCTACCTCCACCAGCGGCCGCTCCCATTTTAACTTTGACTGTAATATCTTGTTCCGGAGAATGAAATGATATTGTTTGTGTAGATCTGCTAGGATTAGCAGTAAATGGCAGATTGCCATCAAATAGATTTTTTGATCCAGATCCAAAATAATTTCCACTATCATCCCCGAAGTAATAATCAATAATGGTTCTAGCTGACACGACAGTATAACTTACACCATCAGATGTGATAGGAGAGTTACCTGCAGTAGGATGAGATACTGTAACACCTATTGTTGATGTACCAAGATTTGTATCTGAGATAGAAAGTGTCGGAGTATTTGCTCCACTTATATCAATACCATCTCTAGTCCACTGATAATTAACATCACTTCCGTCAGAGGCAGATGCAATAACAGTGAATGTTGCATCAATTCCTTGAGCAGCAGTTGCCTCTACAGGTTGAGTATCAATAGAAATTGTGGGATTTATCGTAACCACTGCAGCAGATGAATCAACAGGTTGATTTACACCATTACCTGTTGATCTTGCAATACCTGCTGAAATACCACCCTCTTCTGATTGATAAGCAGATCCATCGTATGTTGCACGTAAAACTATAGATTTATTTGTATCTGTGGGATTTGAAAGGTTCGTTAATGTCAAACTATTAGTTTGAGAACCACTAATTTTTCCAGAAATATCCTGAGCAGCAATGCCTTCAATGTACCATTGATATTCAATATCTCCTGTGTTAGTAACTCTTTCTCCTGGAATAGTTGATGGGTTATGTTTGAACTCAGCAGTAGCGATACCCGTTAAAGTAACGCTACCGCCATCATTTATTATAGATGAACTTGGTTCCTCAGTAAATCTAAGAAAAGGCCCGTTGAGATCGGTTGTCGTCTGTGTGACGTTATAAAACCCTAATCCAATCATGCGAAGTTTTGTCCTCCAACTACACCGAAGAGTGTTGAACCGCCATCGAACGTCTTGAATGAATAGATGTCCGACTTACCTGCAGTTGTTGTAACGATGGGTAATACTCCACCAGCAGGGAACTTGACAGGTATTGTCGTTCCTCCACTATCTTTGAAAGTAGCGATACCAACAGAATAACCTGTGCTATCCTGAGTGATTAAGATAGAGAATGCAGTCGCCCCTGTAGGTGGGTTGAGAAGAGTAAACTGTGTTACTGCCTCATCAACCGTAAGAGTGAAAGATTGCGCGTCAGACAAGTCAATATTGACATTACCACTTGAGATATCAAGCGTTTGAACGAATTCCGAGTATGTCTTAAACTTGACAGATCCTTCAATATCAACCTTTGCTCTAGGTGATGCTGTTCCAAATCCAGTTTGATTACTAGATGTAGAGAGCGCAGTTCCTACAACAATGTTAGTTGCAGTGATAATACCAGTGCGAATCTCACCAGTTGTACTATCCAGTTTATGAGATGTAGCAGTAATTACTCCACTAACATTGACATTAACAACATCAAGTCTACCATCAAAGACAGCATTGTTTCTTACCTTGATGTCGGTTGTTCCTGCACCGGTTGTGCCAAGATCAAGATTAAAGTGAGGGACAGAAGTTCCAACACCTACGCGAACCAAGTTATTAGGGTAGATACCAGTTCCGATACCAAGAGGAACAGAACTAAACAGACTGTCAGTGGGTAGGTTATTAAGTCCAGAACCATTACCTATAAATTGTGCAGCAGTAATTATACCTGATGAGTTGACATTTCCGCCAAAGTAAGAGTCACCCTCTACTCTGAACTTAAATACATTTGCATCTGTTCCAACACCTGCTCTTCCAGAAGTATCGAGAGAGAATGATGTAGAACCATTTCCAACCTTGAGTGTAAAGTCTCCAGGTGTAGTAGTAGCGATACCTACTTGATCGAAGATAGCAACATTTAAAGTCTTCTCAAGACTTACGTTACCAAATCTATACCAGTCATTATTAGTTGTGTAAATCCAACCAACATATCCACCCTTAGATGGATTTGCATTATAAACAAGATCACCAGGGTTACCAGCAAGAGAAGGAGTTGCAATACCTACAGTATATTTTCTAGATACCGTCGTGTCACCTTGCAAGAATAAAGAGTTAGCCTCAACACCTTTATTTGAAGTAGAAGTAATCTTATTGTTAAAGATTACAGGGCCGTCAAACTCAGAAACAATATTGTTTTCAGGGCCACCTTCAACTCTTAAAGAACGACTAATTGATGCCTCAAGTGGAGTCAGAACGTCAAATCCAACACTAACTCCACTTGTCGATACATCTTCACCAGTAACGGTGGGAATAGGTGCATCAAAGACTTCTTCTTGCCCCGTAGCAGAACTTACTTTCTTATTACCAACATAGAAGTCACCAGCATCATTCATACCCGTGTAGACGTTTACACCGCCATCCACCTTCAGAGATTGTGAAATGAGTGCTTCTCTAGTGGTAAGAGATCTATCTTGCTTTTCTGGCAATGCAGTAGAATAGTTACCAGGGCCATAACCAACGTATTCAAATGTATGTCCAGAAGCACGAATTATAGAGTTTCTTCTAAATTCAACCGGACGACAAGTAACTCTCTTGATTACAGAATTTGTTGCATGTGATGTTGCTCTAGTACCAAGAACACCACGGAAAACGGTAACAGGATTTCCAGTAACAGTTGACTTTACCCTTACAATTTCTTTATCGATGAGTAGATAATCACCAATATTAATGTCAGTTTCTGTGACATTCAAGATGTCAATAGAGGCGGTTGCGGCAGTAAGAACGGCAGCGGATACTGTAGTGGTAATACCTGCATATGTTGTTTGCTGTCTTCCACTAAGATTTTCATCTTCTAGGACAATGTTTCCTCCAGAAGCACAATATCCATTAGGAAGTGCTTTGATTGTTCCAGAAGGATTAGGAGCAGTGGTGCCTACACCAACACTAATCTCAAAAGAGTTAAGTGCATCAGTCTTCTTAATAATAAAGTCTCCCCGATAAAGAGATTGATCAATACCTGAAATGTTAACCTTGTTGTTAACTCTCAGTCCATGATTCTCAGTGGTTGTAACAACACTAACACCAGTAACTTGATTGTAGTTAAATGAACTTACATTTAGTGATCTTCCAACATTTACTACTGCAGCATTGGCGAGATTTGTAACGCCAATTCCAGCCCCACTTATAGTTGATGCAGATGCTACTTTAACTTCCTTTGCAGATCCTGCAGTAATTCCAGTAATTCTATAAAGAGTATTATAAGGATAATTTGATGAAGGTTTAGCGTTAACTAATTGAAGTACATCACCAGTGTTATCGTAAACCTTAGTGACTGTGACAATACCGACACTATGAGGAGCAGTAGTTCCAACACCAACAATCTGTAAAGAATCACCTAATGTATATGCACTACCTCCATCCATGATCTTGGCAGCAACCAAATTACCAGATGAGTTAACTTGAATTCTGGCAGTTGCGTTTTGTCCTTGTGTTGAAGCAGATCCAGCAGATACTAATTTAGCATTGTAAATGAATCCAGCACTTCCATTACCATATCCAGCACCACTATCAGCAATACCAATATTAATAACACGATTTAGTCCATGATCAATAGTGGAGAAGAATGTATGAGCAGCACCAGCACCATTTGACTGAACTTCAGTTACGCCAAAACCAATATTATAGTCAAAGATCTGAGAGTTTACAGTCTCCTTGGTGACGCTACTTTGAGAATCATCAATAACAGTCTCACCAATTGGTATAGGTAAAGCGAACGATGCAGATTCTGCGGGATCACTCTTGGGATTATCTCTATTAGTCTGAGGATAAAGTTGCTGAATTGATTGAGAGAATCTTTCAGTAGAGAAGGGTGCTACTGAAGGAGAGTTAGAATTATTAACTATCAGCAGATGATAGATACCATCCTGTTCCCCAGCAACATATCTTTGAACTTGCTGAGCTCGATAAACTTGGTATGTTCCTTTAGTTCTTGTTTGAGTGAAAGTAGGAAGACTTGTGGTTCTTGCGGATGTATCGCTATCAAATGTTCCAGGGCCAGAAGAACTTACTAAGGAAACTGCAAATTCTCTAGCACTGGTAATACCAGTAACATTGAATCTGCCATTAAAACCAGAGTTAGCGGTTCCAACAGGATTATTTGCACTAACAATATTCTTGATTTCTACTTCTGAACCAACTTTGAGTTTGTGAGGAAGTTCAGTAAGAATATTTGCGGTATTGCTGTTCCAGTTCGCATTGGCAATGAAACTAAAGTTTCTTTGCTCATTAACATTAGAGATGCTAACTGTGGTTGGACTGAAATAGGAAGCAACTTCAGCATCAGTCGCGCCAGTTACAAAGGAAGAATCCTGAAGGACATATCCATCAACGGGAGGACGCGCAGAGGTAATTCCAGATCCTGAGGGAATTACATAACGTGCTCTATAAATCGTATCAATGACATTTCTTGTATCAGGTTGACGATTGATGAATGTTCTAGGAGTTGCAGCACCAAGAGACGTTGTACCGAGTCCTACAAGTGTAGAATAGATGTCATTGTCTGTGGTAGCAGTTCCAACAGTAACGTACCATTGTGACTCATTAGAGTCAAATTGAATTGGGTGTCCAATATCACCAGCACTCTTATCAGATACTCTACTTTGAACTCTTAAGATGCCACCCTTGTTATTAATAGTAAGAGAGTCGCCACTAATAGAATCATTTAGAGTTTTTGCAATCTTAATCTGATCGGTTCCAACACCAGACGTAATTGCAAAGTAAACTGCATTACTCTCTAGCCCATCAGGTAAATGAGCATTTTCAGATACGACACGAATACTTTCTCCAGAAAGAATATTATGTGGAGAATCTAAAGTAATTGTGCTTGATGTGATGCTATTAATACCAGATGTTCTGCCAACCTTATGAGTTTTCTGGAATGTGTCCTGAGTTGTTGATAACTCAGTATTAGGCATAACAATACGAGCTGAATAATTCGTAGGTGTGCCCGTACTATCTGGAATTAAAACGTTAAGAGTATCGTTTTCTTTTGCGCCAATTCTATAACCCTCAATAACATGATCAGGGGATGCATCTTCGTTTGTTTGATTATAAAGATAAAGTCTGCTTGTAGATGCAACGCCAACAACAGTTTTTTCTACGTCAATAGCATTGAATTCGATAGCACCTTGCGAAGTTTCAAGTTCCTTTGGAGGAATAATATGTGTAATATATCCAACATCATCTCTATCAAATGAATTTTGCTTGAATCCCTTAGAAACAAGTGCTTTAGCACCAAAGTTTGAGTTTGAGTTTGTTACAGATAAATCACCACCACTCTCAGTTACGAAATGATTTGCATAACCGATGGCAAAACATGAAACGATCTGAATAACAGAGTCATTCGATGCTTTAATATGGAAGTTTTCATAGTCAGGTTTGAAGATAGCAAAACTGTCTTCAGGTAGATTTGCATTACCTGCAAAAGTAGAATCTTTATATTCTCCACTACTACTATTATATTTTACAAAAGCATTCTTGTCCTTCTGAAGTCCAATACCTGTAAATTGAGCAACAACCATGGATTTAAATCCAAGAGCCTTGCTTCCATCAGCGTGCATACCACACATGCCGAAGACGGAACGCAAAGAGATGTTGAAAATGTAAGGAGATGCAGATGTAACAGTGTCAGACTGTAAGTCAACTTTAGATCCAGTTGCAGTGGGAAGTGCATCAGCAGGTGCATTGGAGACACTATACTTAAACTGGGTAGTTCCTTCTGCTGTGGAAGCTAAGACATCACTAACAACAAATTGTCCGTTGTATGAATCTGTTGCTACATTTGAAATTTTGATAGGGGTATCAACATCAAGTCCAAATAAAGCATTTTCTAAAGTTACAGTTATCTCTGTTGAAGGTGTTACACCATCGCCTGCTTTGATACTAGTAATTCCAATTGCGCCACTTTTAGGGCCAACAATACGGTATTCATCAATCTTAGGTTGAATGTCAAGTCCAGCATCTGGATAATCAGGTTGAATCTCTCTACCAGAGGAGGGCCCATATGCTAATCCAACCTTTTCATAAAAAATATCAAGATCAGTTCTACCAGCATCAAAATCAGTTATAAATGCATCATTAATTTTTACATCGTTCTTTCCGTCAGCATACTCAAAACAAGTAAGTTTATGGTGAGAAAAATTAGGGACAAATGTATTAGAAGAATAATCTTTGTAAACAACCCCATTTGGATCACCATCAAAAATTGAAAACTGCCATGAGTAGCAGGTACCTGTTACTCTGAAAATTGCAGATCTTTCGATGTTAACGTTTTCGGGATCAGGAACGTATTTTGGACGAATTTTAGTTTTTCTAAGATCTAAACCAACAAGAGAGGTGCCTCTAGGTAGGATGATTCCACCATGCACACTATTAAGCTTATATAATGCGTTATTTTCTGTAGTAAGATCGAAATTAGTAGTTAATGAAAAATTAGGGAAGTCTGAAGAGGTAAGTCCGTTTCTAAGTCTAAAATTACTAGATCCATCCGGAATCCATCCAGGACGGTTATCTACAAGGTGTTCTCCAGGATATAAAAGTATCGTTGTTTTACTAAATCTATCATTATCTAATCCACTCTGATATGAAAATCTGGCTGCCTCAATTAATGCCCTTTGAATAGTTTTAAAAGGACGAGTTAACGAATTTCCCTGATTCTCAATTGAATCTGTGGCGTCTAAATCGTTTGGATTAACGTAGAGAATGTTGCCACGCGCATTCTTTAAAAAATTATCTAGACGACTAAGAGGCATCTTACTATCGCAACTTGCTGTTGTTAGTTATTTATCACGCTTTAAATAGGAGTAGGGGGACTTGAACCCCCACGAGATTGCTCTCAACAGATTTTAAGTCTGGTGCGTCTACCAATTCCGCCATACTCCCATAATTCAATTTTCTTTCACATTTCCAATGATCCAAGATCTCATACCAAATGGTGTGTCAGCAATTAAATTCTGAGTTAATGTCGCTACTTCTTTTGGAACAACTAAACAGAATCCAATACCCATATTGAATACATTTCTCATCTCATCATCAGAGATGTTGCCAGCAAGTTGAATAGTCTCAAACATTTCTGGGACATCCCATGCTCCATAGTCAACATCAACGGTAAGACCTGCTGGAAGGCACCTAGGAAGGTTCTCAGGCAGTCCTCCGCCAGTAATATGTGCCATGCCTAGGATAGGAACTTCGTCCAACAGGTGCTGGATTAGACGGGCATAGATGGTGGTTGGCCTCAACAACTCAGGCATCTCCTTGTAGTAAATATAATTCCTCCATAACATATCATTGACGAGTGTGTACCCATTACTATGAAGTCCATTGCTCTCAATACCGATGACTACATCACCTGCTCTAATATTACTACCATCAACAATATCATTCTTCTCTACAATACCAGTGCAGAAACCAGCAAGATCATAATCAGTTTGTCTATAATGCTCTGCAGTTTCTCCACCCAGTAGTTCCATTCCAGCCATCACACAACCAACATTAACTCCATACACAATGTCACTCACATTGGCATCAAGTGATTTGGTAGAGATATAGTCTAAAAAATATAATGGTTTAGCACCAGAACATATAACGTCATTGACACACATAGCAACGAGATCCTGGCCAATAGTGGTGTAATCATCAGCAATCCTACAGATATTCATCTTAGTTCCGACACCATCAGCACCAGATACTAGTACAGGGTTCTCATATCCAGATGGGATCTCCATCATTCCATTGAACCCACCAATCTTAGGTGCCAGTACCTTTAGATACTCTACAAATGAACGTCCTTTAATAATGTCAACACCAGCAGTCTTATAATCCATTAGTAAATTTCTCCTTTAGCAATTTGTTCACGACGTTTTAGTTTCCATACTATGTAATCAATTGTTGGAATACATTGGGGATTCCATCCAACAAATGTTGTCGATTCACCACTTGGTATCTTCCAACAGGGAGCATCATCATTATCAAGATCTAATGACTCCCGATATGCATCATCACCATACATAACAACTGCTCTCTCTGCTTCATTCAAACTCTTGAAGCAATCAAAAGAATTCTTTCTAATCTCATCAGGGACGTGATGCTTCATTCTAACTCCATCTCTACTTCTTCATCAAGTTCCCAAGAATCTTCACTCTCAAGATACTGCTCCAACTTATCCACCAATTCTGGCGGGAAATCATCAACAAACATTCCCCATGTTCCCGTATCTACCGGATCAGGTTCCCAGGTACATATCTTTACATTCTCATCTTGTGAAAAAATAAACTCAACAATATTTGTTTGATCCTCTTCAGTTTGACAATAGATTTTAAGATCGTTCATTGAATAGCAAGTGGTTGTAGTCTATCAAGGATCTCACGATATGCAGGAACAATATCACCTTCATCCTTTCGGAATAGATCCTTATCAAATCTTTCATCACTACCAATCTTCCATAGTCTCATACTATCAGGACTAATCTCATCAGCAAGTAGCAACTCACCATGAGCAGTATATCCATACTCAACTTTAAAATCTACAAGATCAATACCCATGATGTAGAACATCTGACGGAGGAAATCATTGATACGGAGTGTCATCTCAATGAAAGGTTCAGGATCATATCCCATCAAACGCACCCTGTCTGGTGTGAGTAAAGGATCGTGCTTACTATCATCCTTCAAAAAGAATTCTACAATCGGTTGTGGTAATGGAGCACCCTCTACCAAAGTTGTTTCACGAACAATAGATCCAGCAGCACGATTCCTACAGATAACTTCTAGAGGAACAATACTAACCTTCTTACAAATCATCTTATTAGCGCCAACCATATTAATGTAATGAGTTGGGATAAGTTCTTTGGAAAGTTTCTCAAAGATGATTGATGAAATACTACAGCAGAGAGATCCCTTTCCTAAGGGATGATCTTCCTTCTCTCCGTTCCCTGCAGTCACCTTATCATGATACTCAATGATGACACGATCAGCATCATCACCAGCATATACAGTCTTAACCTTACCTTCAATAAGAACTTCCATCAATCTTCCTGTTTGTATGTAATAGTAATCTGATTATATACTTCATCTCGGTTATCGCTGTTGTATACACGACAGCGTTCTACCTTAGCATCCAATAGTTTCTCAATATTATTGAGTTGCCATTCAGCAGCATACTTTTTGAACCCATCATCCATCCAACTCTTGTTAGATCCTGGTGTGTTAAAATCATCCATTATTCAATACCTTTAGGAAATTCTTCAATTTCAGTCAATTCATAATCCCAGTCTTCCATAACTGTGTTGGCAAGAAATCTATCTGAGAGCATCTCAAGTTCCTTCTCAGCATACTCTCTAGTCTCTGCTTCTAACCAAACATCAACTACCTTACCCAATCTAAGTTTCTTGATATCCAACTCAGACAATCGCTTACAGGCGTCTCTCACAGCATTGCCAGGAGAGTCATCTACCTGTGATCTTAGACGGATGAATACTAATGCTTTAAACTTCATCATTATAATATGCAATAGTTGCGTGAAACTTATCTATAGGATCAATAGTTTCTCCCAATGCACTTCTTATTCTTACTTTCACTTCTTCATTACTAATCTCTTTCAAGATCTGTCGTAGTTCATCATCATCAAACTTGACGTAATAGTTATCACGATGCTTCATGCTTTCTCCCTCTCGTCAAGTGCTTCATTAATGATTTGCTTCAACTCGACACGTTCTTCTGGTGTAAATATTGTGCGAATTTTTACTGGCATCGGTTCATAACTACTTGGTTTCTTTGATTTACCAGGAAGACTCATGCCTTGTGTGTCAATTTTGTCCCTATCAAACTTGACGTAATAATTATCACGATGTTTCATAATGTTCTCTCAAGTCTCTCTGTAGGTTGATCAGGAAAGTCTCTAGGACGACTATCTGTTGCATTATCGGTTCTAGGTGAACCTTCATTTTTCTTTTCAGTTTTTTGAAAAGATACTCTTTTATATCTGTTTGCCCAAACATCTGGCATCCAATATGTCACCTGCCAATTAATAGTAGGATTTAACTCAAGATGTTTCTCTACAGAATGATTGAAGATACCAATCTGTATATAACCATCATGAGTGACACATTTATTCTCACCAATGTCAACTATGAATAGTTGTTTCATCGGTTATATTCCAAGTTGGAGGGTGAAATTGGCAATATTCGTTAAATGTGATTTTCATTTCTTTATTAGTCAATCCTGCATTTTTTGCTGCTTTTGGAAGATTCCACTTAGCAACAAATAACATTTCCATAGACTGTCGAGTTTCTTTTCTCATAGTTGTAGCAAATTAAGATTTCTTCGTAAAACCCTACAGGGTAAAAATTTGCCGGGATTTTTTTCCACCCTTTTTTAGAATTATAATTCATTTTTGCATAGAGGATTAGCGTATGCAATCACATCCTCTGAAGCTGTGTTACGTACAACACTAAGAACACTCATAAATTCCTCAACAGTATCACAGTTTACAATCTTTTCATCACCTTCATTGGAGTAAAGGTAAAAGTTGCGAGTAGAAGGATCGATGACGATTCGACTAAGGTACTCGTCTTGCATGGGTGAGTGCTGTTTGTTTACCAACCTATTATAGGGCACTCAGGCATCCTTGTCAAGCAACTCGCCTATGATTATATAGAAGCAGTCTACGGGAAGTCCGTTTGTGTCTAGGGTGATTTCTCTCCCCTGACGACGCTTGACACGAAGATCTTGATTAGCACCAACCTGTGTCAGGTGAACCGTGATAGAGTCCATATTAATATCATCTTCCCATGATTCAGGAATTATAATAGTTTTTTTATTAGTTCTGCCATGCAGAAATTCAAAGTTAGGTTCAATCATTAGTCAATAACCTCTGTAATTGTTGTGATTCCAATTAATTTTTTCAATTGTAGTAATTCATCAAACTCAGTATTCAATGTACCTAGCATCTTTCTTATTCCATGCATACCAAGTTGTAATGTATTTCGTTGATCTCTTAGTGCTTTAACACCTGCCTCATATGAATTATATTTACCACTAGTATTATCAAATTCAGATTTTCTTGCTGCTGCTTCTGTAATAGCAGCACTTAATGTATTAGCAATCCCTGTTGAGCATGATGACAGTGATGCATATAATGATGGAATAGGACTCAAAGACTCTACAACTCGTGTAGCACCCTCAGCAGCTGAATTTCCTGATGCATCAACAGGTTGATGTCCAAAACCAACTCTATAAACTTGTTTTCCACCACCTACACTTGGTTCTGGTGCATATTCATCAATTTTAATTCCTCCAACTTCCTCAGGAACCATTTTTTTATATTGATTCCAAGTACTCGTTGCGCTTGGGGCACCATCTTTACTAATAAACATAGATATACCTAATCCAAGGTTTCCTCTATCGGATTCTGTAAATGCTGCAGATATTGTTTCATTAGTAAATGGATCTTGGTTAAAGGGGATGTCATATCTCTTCCTACTATCTGAAGCGAATTGATCTGGATCATCTAGAACTCTAAATTGCAACGCTTCTCTTGCACTAGCAGATGCTCCACAAATCGTGTCCATTGTCAAAATACTGACAGTGGATTGGGAACTTGTACTACCGAAACCAACATTTGGTACTTCTCTAAGATCAACTTGTGTCGTTCCCACTCCTACAATTCTTGAATTATTAGGAAAAATTGCTAAATTATCAACACTTCTTATGAGCTGTCCAACACCAAAAGTTATTCCAGTCCCTACTGGTTGCATGACAGTTACATGTGTCGTTCCCACTCCGCATGTGCCTATAAATTCTCCAACCAAAGTATTACCAATGTCTTTATCATATGGTTGAGAATAAAATTTCATTGCATATCTATTCTCTCGTTCAAAACCAAAGAATGGATCATCAACAAAACTAGTTATACCTACTAACTCATCTGAGTAATTACTATTGATAGGATAAAAAGTAACTATACCGGTGACACCGACATATTTTACAGCAAATGATTCAGATCCAACTCCGATTGGTTCATAAGAATCGGAGTTTAATCTTGTGCATTCTAATGTGTACTCATCCCCCTCTGCGGTTGTTTGAAAACCAACTTGTCTCCAGAACAAATCACTTATACATCCAGAATCAACACGCCCCTGATAAGCATCAGATACTAAAGATAACCCTGTATTTACATGCACAACTCCATCTAATATAGTATTCTCAATTTTTAAAATACCTTGATCATAAAGAGTTTTATTATCATCAATAACAATTACTTCTGTAAGTAATGTATTGATATTTTGTTCTTTAAAATCTATGTCTTCGTTGGATCTTTGTATTAATTCGGTTGATAACATTTTTAATTCCTCACATCATAGTGATATCCAGCAACAGAATGATCTGATTGATCAATAGGATAATCTGCAGGAGACTCTCCTTCATATTCAACAACAAACTCTCCCAACCTATCTGCCCATACTTGATAAAAACATTGAACATTAGTTAGATGATTTCCTGATACAATAATCATATCCTCACGTATTTCTTTTACATACAAATTATCTTCTCTACCAAAAGGAGTAAGATTTACAGATATTGTATCATAATCTATTAAATTTTTCCAGTATTCTGGTAGTTTTATGATATGATTTCCATTAAGTTTACCACGTATGTAAACCGCTGCTTCAGGACCTTCAACACAAGCATGTCTTAATCGCCATCCCTCTTTATTGGGATGTTTTATATCAAAGGTTTTCTTTGTAGCAAGAACATTACCACCAACATCAGTTACAACTAAAGCGGTTGCGTTTGCTGCTGTAATGTTTGAACCTGCTGTAACAGTAACTCCTGCATGTGCTTTTGCTCCTGCCCTTGCTTCTGCACCAGCAAAAGACTTTGCTCCCACTTCTGCTTTGGCTCCAGTGTCAATTTTGACACCAATTTTTTTCATTAAACTTATAATACTAATCTCTAAAGGAGAAAGAGTTTTCTTTGATATAGCGTTAATTTCAAGCACAATGGTGGTAGCCATTGTCACTCCAACAGGGCCTGCTGGATCGCCAATTATTACATCAATAGGGGTAGATGCCGGTGGGGGAAGTCCTCTAATGTGAACAATCGCTGGTGCTTTAAATGCAAGCGGATTGGATATAGGATCAGGACGAGTTATTTGTAGGGCAGCAGTATGAAGGGGAAAAAGTATAGGACTTCCAACCATCACGCCACCATTAAAGAATCCTGTGCCAGGAATGGCGGCAGGACCTGTCAAATATGCAGCACATGGAATAGGTACTACTCCTTGAGGGGAGAAGTTTACCTGTAGTTGTTTACCAATATGTAGATCTGATAGTTCCATTTATAGAATATCTTGTAAAAGTTTTTTAATTCCTTCAAGAGTTTGAAGTGGTGTATTAGAACCAGAACCGAGAAGAGATGTAATAAGAGATACATCTGGAGTTTCAATAATTTTCAAACTACCTGCAGATATTTTTGCTCTCCCACTTGCATTGATATTCAGACTCCTTTCAGATTCAATACCAACCGAATCACCACCAGCAATTCTAACTTCAGAGGTGTTGATATCGACAACAGAATTTGAATGAATGTTTACAAATCCAGTATTCGTACCGTTACCTTCAGCAATAAGATCAATGTCTCTTGCCATAATTCTAATTCTACCTCTAGGAGCAAACAAAATCAAGTCACCATTCTCAGCATAGGTAACACCTGCCACACCATCAACAGGTCTCTCTCCACATCTGACATTATAGACTGAAGGTGCTGAGATGTTAATTGCACCATCAAGTTCACCACTCTCTTGTAGTCCGATGTATTGACTTCTTTTAAATTTTGGAGCAGGAAAAATGCGACGGATCAACACCGCCATCTTATTATTTCTTTCATCAACAGTATCAAAGAGAACTTCTGCATGAGTGTTCCCTATTCTATTGAAATCATCGCATCTAGTGGCTGCCATTATACCTTACCTACACAATCAATTACTTGAAGGACTGGTGTACCAAGAGGAACAACAAATCCAGCGTCATTAGGATTAACAAATCTAAGAACAGGTTTAATAATTGCGTTAAATCCAGTTCTTGTATTTATCTTAATTTCAGGGAGATTTGTATAACCTATACCTGGATTTGTTATAATAACACCAGTTATTGCTCCATTTTCAATAATAAGATTTCCGTCCGCACCTGGTATATTCAAGGTGTCATCATCATCATATCCAAAACCAGGATTTTGAATCACAACATCTTCTATGATACTAATTACATCTTCACTGTCATCAAAATTACCTGTTGGTGGTTGATTAGGATCTTCAGGAGTACCAGGAGGGCATCCAGGTGCAGTAAATGTCACACTGAACTCAGGAATCCTACCCCAATTTGGATCAAGAAGTTTCTCTCTCATTTTAGGGCCAACCCTCAAGAAAAATTTATTCTCTAAGAAAAATCTAATATCTTGCTCAGTGAATCCTGATGCAAATGCTCTTTGAGCATCGACTAGGAAACCAAATTGATGTCTAATACCACTCTCGTATACCTTACCATAAGTATAATCAAAGTTTGTCATATCTTTCAAACGTGGATTAACGCCGTTAATTATACATCCAGGAATTAGATCTTCAGTAAAATTTTCATCAATTACAACATCATTTTTTCCTGGCAGTTTAACAGTGTCACCATAAAAAACAGTAACAGTTCGTCCACTACTGTAAGGAATATCCCAATCATAGTTAGCTCTCAGAACAGTACTTTGACATCTATTAGCCCATACTCTACCACTACCACCTTTATCTCCATATGGAAATCCTTCATATCCATATCCAGAATCATTAATTAATACATCAGTTACACCAAAACTTCCATCATCGTTTCCATCCCCATCATCACCAGGATCTGTTGGATCGTCATCATCATCATTATCGTCATCATCATCATTATTATCGTCATCATCATCATTATCGTCATCATCAGGATTGGTTAGATCGTCATCATCATTATTATCGTCATCATCATCAGTATTGGTTAGATCGTCATCATCATTATTATCGTCATCATCATTATTATCGTCATCATCATTATTATCGTCATCATCATCGTCATCATTATTATCGTCATCATCAGGAACAGGCCCTATTATCGCAGTTCCACTTGCCCCTTTACCATTACCACATGCATCTTGAAATTCAATTAATGGAGGAGTTGTATAATTTCCAGGTGTGATAATTTGAACGCCAAGAACTTCTCCTACAGCATTTACTACAGCATTACCAGAGGCACCTGATCCATTACCACCCCAGAAAACTACATTGGGAGGGCCACAATCAACAGCACCAGTGTTACATGATCCATCAATAACGGATTGCCAAATAGTACCAGCATTAATATCACCAAGAGGATCAAAGGGAGATCCATCTGATTTTGAGAAGTTGAAATCATCAATTAAATCATCAGATGTTGCCGTGATATCATTAACTGATTCAGATACATCCCTAACAATACCTTTTGCCTGCTCAAAAATACTATTGAAATCTAATGTTTTTTTAGGTGAGGACGATCCATTTAAGAAATCCCACTGATCCGTTTGTGGACATTCATTTTTAACTGGACAATTAGCAATGTCTAGAATTGAAATAACAAAATCAAGAATATCTACTGCAAAATCAATCGCCGTTCCAAGAGTCTCTGCAATCGTAGATAAGATTGAGGTGATCGCTCCTACAATATTACCAATTAAAGTACCAATAACTCCTGAAAGTAAATTTTCTACAAGACAAGTTGATGCATTGATTATTTTGTTTATGAATGAACGCAAAATTTTAGCGATCATATCCTCAAGTCCTAGAAGGATTCTGTAGAACAAACAAGATATAGCACCTAATGCCTTATCAGTCGCTTCATTGGCAAGATATCTTGCACTCAAAGGTACATTACCGATCAAATTATTAATAATAGTTGTTGTTTTTCTGAGAACAAATCTCCTCATCTGTTGGATAAGTGCTGAGATAATCTGTGCAATATCTCCTGCTGCATTACCTAAAGAAATATCATACGATTCCTCACCTATATTAATACCACTCGCTATCTGTGCTCCATTAATAGTATTTTGTGCATCACTAATGAATTTACCACTGGTTGCCAGAAAACTATCACTACCTGTAAGTCCAGTTTTTAAACCTTCAATTTGTTGTACTAAATTGGTAATTGAGTCATTGATACCTTGAGTATTAACTGGTTTGCAAGCACTATTGAAGGTAGGAAGTTTTGTATTGGAAGCCATCCTAATGTCTTCATCAGAAGGTGCTTGTGCCCCAAACAATTCAGCATAATTAAAGTCACCATTTAAGACATATGATTGAGGAACAGTGCTACCTGGAAGAAATCCTTTTAGTGCTTGTGTTCCACCACCATTAAGATTTACTAAAGGTGCAGCAATATAGTTTGGAACTACTGTCTCAATGAGATAACTTCCACTACTAGGATCCTTAGACACATAAACGTATGTGTTTGGAGGATATCTAATAATTCCTGTATCTTGTGCTCCTAGTCCACTATTATTTTGATGTGGATATGCAACAGGAAGCATGGATTCATCTTTATCCGGAGGATCCTGTCCTAAGATTCTAATTCTATATCTTTGAGCGACAACATCAGGTACATCATAATCAAACTTTCCAAAAGGTTGTGTTTGAAGTTGTGTAACCTCACCAACGATCACAGCAATCATCCTCTGAGTATCACCCCAGAGTTTAGCTATTGCCTTAGAATCGTATCTACTTTGTAATCCCATTCTTAATCTTCGTAGATCCTACATTCGTCAGCTTCAGGATTTTCATCACAATACATCTCAAGAAATGTTGGATCATGATGATCCTCAGGATGCTCTTTATGATATCGCTCAAGATGTTCTAATTCGTCAGCAGTATGACGACGCATTTGAGGAGAAAGTGTTGGATCGTCGAGAATCACTTTATCTTTCTCTATATGCGTTTCAATATTTTTTTCCATCAATTTTTAACTCCGTATGAATCTCTTACTAAGTTTAATCCAGTGAATGCCTTAGTAAGTGTACTATAATGACACAAATCCGCTATCATATATATGCCACTATCCTTATCGCTTCTTTTTTGACTTCTTTTTTGAGATGTTTCAGGAAACTTGCAGAATATAAGATCACCGGCATTTAATGAGAGATCTGCATCAATTACTATATTAAGTGAAGAACTGAACTTTTGTCTATAATTTTGCATGGATTGTAAGGATGTCTTGACAATATCAAAACTAACATCATCTATATTAGCCAACCCACCCCCAGGAATTATCTTTTGTCCGTCATCTTTTGTCTTATGAATCTCCGCTGTTGGTTTATCTCTATATTCTTCTCTTACTATTGGTAATTTAGTTCCAGCTATTATCCCATTTCCTTCTTCAGGAGATGTTCTTACTAGTTCTTGAAATCTATCTAATTTTCCTAAGGGATCAAATAAATCAAGTTGCGTGTTATATGCTCCCTCTTCAAATTGCTTCAACATATCATTAATCATTACAAATGTTGATTTTAAAATTTTTCCACTGAATCCAGGAGATAATTTATCATTTGCAATACCAGTCTCTTGAAATTTTTTAATAATTTTTCCAGATGTATCAAACATCTTATCAAGTGATTTAAAATTATATCCTTTTGATGTCTCCCAAAACAAGTAACCAGCACTGTCAATTCTCTCAGGTATTGAAACCTTTTGAACATCTAAACACATTTCAAATGGATATCTACCGTCACCGTTAAATTGTATATCATTCTTTGTTGATTCTGCAAATATATCTTTCTCTGTATCTAAATTTTTAAGTGCTTGAGTAATGAGAACGTTACCCTTTCCCAGATAACTACCAGTCATTTTATTATCAGTTAGACAATTATCAAAGGCTTCTTTTGATACAACTCTCATACTACATGATGAGTCTCTTATGGTTTTTCCAGCAAAAACAGTCTTAGCAACCCTAAGATCATTATCTCCTGCTAGATTAATTTTATTGCCGAACTGATCCTCAAGTTTTAACTTAAACTTTTCTGTACCTTGAAGTTTGATTGACTCTAAGATACCTATAGTTCCCTTTGTACCGTCTTTTGATGGCATTGCAGTACCAGCATCAATAATACTCAAATCGATCGTTATATAAGGACATAGTACGCTCTCACGATACTCAAGTAATGGAACACCACCCCTGATATCAACAGAATCATTGTTTTCGTTTGAGAAAACTTCTATTAGTTTATGATTGAGAGACTTTCCTTGCATTATGAATTTAGCACCCCTTCTCTTTGTATGATAGGTTGAATCACGATAAGATTATTGTTAAGAGTCATTAATCCTCCACTACTATATGTAGTATCACTTTGCAAACTGCCAACCCAATCACCTATATTTATTTTTGTTCCATCTATTGTAAAATTATCTTCGTTTGCTTTTTTATTAGGATTAGGTAAACTTGGACCACCAAATCCCTTTAGTGGTTCCACTTTGGTTGGTGGTTCCACTTTGGTTGGTGGTTCTACTTCGGTTGGTGGTTCTACTTCGGTTGGTGGTTCTACTTTGGTTGGTGGTAGATTCGAGTTTTCATTTATTTTTCCCATATCTGCAAGTATGGGAGCTAATTGTTCCAATATACCAGTTGCTTTTTCTTTTTTTAGAAGTCCCCTATTATCCAAGAAGAAAGGATTACTTTCTGCAGATTTTTTTAATTCTTTAATAGTATCTTCTCTTTTCTCAGGAGGATATTTCGCAATATTTTCTGCTTTCAATCTAAAAATTCTTTTCTTAGAAATCAAACCGAAGTAAGCAAGAAGTTGAAAATTTTCAGAAAAAGGTAATGCATCTGATATTGATGTTCCTATTGTCTTCAAACCTTCTTCAAAGATATATCCTGCAATAGATCCTTTTGCAAGTGATTTAAGATTATTAGGATTTTTAAAGAATCTTAAAACATCTTTTGGATTAAATCTAAAATCTAATCCTCTCGTCAAACCAGAAAAACTTGCTTTTGTGCTTGAAAAAATGTTTGTTGGTTTTTTACCTAATATATCATCTAAAAGAAGTTCTTTTTTGAGTTTAGGATCACTGAATGTGTCATCAAAAATTTGATCTGCTTGTGCATTAAAAAATTTATCACCATTATCAATTCCGAATTGTTTAAAAAATGCTGCATCTCTTTTACCTTTTTCGATTAAAGCAGATTTAGCATTTCTTAAAGCACGATTCGTTGCTTTCGTTTCTTCTAAAGATTTAGAAAAATTTCCAAATAAAGGATTGGTAGCAGAACCACGTCCGGCAAGAACAGGAGTTTTTATTCTTGTACCAGATCTTAAGGCAGTTTTTTTTCTTGTCTCTAAAAAATTTTTTCTTTTTGCTAAAGCACTTTCTCTAATTTTAACTTTTTTTGCTGCTTCTTGCGCTAGTCTATTTTTTGCAGTATCCGAAGCAGAAGAACCAGCATTAGAAAGTTTTGGTTTGGGGGGTTTGGCCAAATTGCCCAATTTATATCCAAGTCCAAGTAGTCCGTTTAAAACGGTGTCTAGAGTACTATTAAAACTTCTAAATGGATTTAAATTAACAAAAAAATCACCAATAAAAGAAGCAATTTCTCCTGTTTTTTCAATTACTCCAGGTAATGATTCAAAAAATGGAACTACTGTATCCTCAAAAAATACTTTTAGATCTTTAAATATTTTTTTTGCTTCCTCAAATATATTTTTAGCAGCTAATGCTATTTTATCAATATTACTTAATAAAACTCCAGCAAAAGTTAGCAAACTAAATTTTATTATATTGTCAATAATATCTCCACCACCTTTTGGTTTTAATTTATTAGTAATTTTACCAACATTTAAAAATTTACCTGTTTCAATTCTTTTTTCTTGTTTTTCTCTCCTATCTTTGAGATTATCTTTTTTTTCTTTTTTATATCTTTTTTTTCTTATGTCGAAATTATTTTTGTATGTATCAATAATCGCGGCAAATTCAGTAAGTTTGATCATTATACTAAGTCCTCAATACCAAGTGCCTTACCGACAAGGCCTCTCATCTTAACATTTCCAGATATGTTAAAGTCTGGGATATCATTTGCTTTTTGTGAAGTAACTACACTATTTGATGGTTCATTTTGTGCAATAGGAGGAAGAACAATAAATTTATTACTTGATCGAGGATTGAGTGGATATACAGGAACTATATTCCTAAGAGTTTTGAATATAAATTTAATTTCATTTTTTAAATCAAACCCAGATGATTCATTTTTGGGTTGAATTGGTAATGATGACGGTGTGGTTGGTGATAACTTCTCAGGTTTTGGTATAGTCTTTGTTCCAACGAATCCTGGAATAGCACCTGGATCAGGATTAGTTGCTGCATAATCTATAGAACCAGGTCCTACAAATGATCCAAAGAAATTATCTTCACCTTGCTTACCTCTTCTTACATCACCATTTTCAAATTTTGCTTTTTCTTTACCACCCATGAAGTCAGTTCTCGCACCAACAAATCTTCTTGCCTCATCTTGACGTTCTTGATTTTGAAGCGTATCTGCAACTCTTTGCAAATAAGATACTGACTTTCCAGTGGCAATAGCAGCACTCTGAATGTCTGATATATTATACCACTCTGGGTTCGGAGTCTTCTCCAATTTTTTTCTTGGGTGTTTCCATGTTGGTTCATACTGATTAGGTTGAAGAATTAATTGTCTTATATCACTCCCACCACCGTAAACACCAGATGATGCTCTATTATAAATTGATTGTGCTACATCTGCCCAGGCCTGTGGATCATTATCTTCAGTTCCTGCGACTGCAACTAATGTCCAGAAATCCCTGCCTTTTTGAGGCATTTTTCCAACACCACCACCTTCACTATATCCAGAAACCATTCCATACTTTGGACGATTATTTCCTCCTCCTGCTTTATTCATTGCCATCATGGTATCACTACCAAACATGCTGACAGCACCACGACTCATTACAAACTCACCTGGAGTTAACATCGCAGGAACAGTATCTGTTCCCATAGCAAATCCACCAGTAGCAAAAGGAACAAACATAGGAAAACCTAATGGCCCAGTATTAGGTAAAGGTATTCCACCCGGTTGCAAGTTCAATCCAGGAGCGACGGGAAGTCCTTTCTCTTTTTCTTCTTCGGTTGCAAAATATTGTCCCAAAAATGGAGACGCTGCTAAAAGTTTTCGGAAATCTTCTGCAAATTTTTCAATATCTTCTTTTGTTTTTTTAAACCAGTCTATGAGTTTTTGAAATTCTTCTTTAAATGTTTCAAATTTTTCAGGTAAACTTTTGAAAAAGTTCTGAACGTTTGTAATAAATTTTTCATTTTTAGGATCTGCTAAAAAATTAGTAACAATTGAAATGATTTGTCCTAATAATGTAAGTCCTGCAAATTTTAATATACTATCAAATACTCCTCCAATTTTTTTCTGTACTTTTCCAAACCCAGCGTTTACACCTTTAAATATTTTATTTACTTCTATTCTTTTTTCTCTTTTCTGTATTTTTTTCTTCTGATCTTGTCTTTTATCAAAAGTCTGTGCATCTTTTTCAAGTTTATTGTCTGCTTTAATAACAGCAATTAGTTCATTAATTTTTTCAATTAATTCCTTGCTTGCTTCTGTTGTTTCTTTTGGTGGAATTAATTTCTCAGGTTCAATTTTAAGATCAATTTCTTTAATTATTGGTTTTGTAGCAGCACCAGCACCAGGAATACTAGGAGCAGTAAAGTTTTGTCCTTTTAAAGGATTTTCAAAAGATTTTCTCTTTAATAATTTTTCACCATCAATCTTTCCTCCTTTAGAGTCATCTTCTTCTCTGATTGACTTTAAAAGATCTTCTAGATTCATTGTGCCTGCTGCTGTTGCATCTTAAGTTTCTCTTCTTCTAAATGTGATCTTAAGAGTTCAACGTATACGTCTCTCTCCCAAGGTATCATGTTTTCAATCTCTGTTAATGAGTATTTATGATACTGCATCAAAGAAAAATTTAATTTAAAGTAACTCTCCAAATTCATATGGGAGAGTGCTATGCGAAAAAACTTGCCAATCCCTCAAGTACAACAGTGCCTTTTTTCTTTGTCTTAGGATTAACAACCTCTATTTCATGCGACAATTTAGGCATGGTAGAGAAGAAACGTTCAATTTCTTTAAACTGTTGAGAATTCATCTGCTCCAAAAAGTCAGTTATTTCTTTTTTAGTGAAATCATCAGTAGTCCACGCTTCATCCACAGAATATACTTTATCAATACATGATGAAATTAATTCAAATGATTGATCAACTTTACTATCCTCACTGAATTCAAAATTACTTTTGATGAATTGATCAAGGGATGGGTACCTCATCTCCATCATCAAAGTATCATCAATTTTAATTTGATTTGTATGATCTTTTTGTTTTACAACTTTAATGTCATCAATATTGATCTCAATTTCAGAATAAGTTTCTCCATCATCAGGACAAAGAACACTCACTTCAATATCTTCACCGACAGACTTACCACGAATATTAAGAAAAAGAAATTCAATATCGAATGTAGGTAAAGATTCAACCTTAACGCCGCGTGTCTGAATACAATCTTTTAAAACGGCTTTAATAGCATTAGTTATTTCTTTGGGGTTATCACTTTCAAGTGCAAGAACTAATAACTTTTCTTCTTTTACAAGAAAGGGGCGATACTTAATTGTTTTTCCAGTAGATGGCAATTCCAACTCATAAGTTGGTGTAGCAATTTTTGGTAAAGGCATAATATGTTATTCAGTATGTGTATTTATCTTAGTTTAAAACATTTCTCTAAGGTTTCCATCTGCATCACGCACTGGTGATCCATCAGGCAATAAGAGAGGGCCGTCATCTCCTCCATCCATCCTTGCGCCTGTTGCAGTGTCTCTTTCTACAAAGTCAGTATTGGAGCCTGCTGTGCCGCCAAAAGAAGAATCAAAGGGAACTGCAGATATTGGATCTGTAGATATTGGAACTGCATCATTAATAACAGAAGATGATCGTTGTGCAATCGGCAGTGGTGCTGATGATTGCTGAACAGTTTGAGACAGTCCAGTAGAAGGAATTATAACATAACGAGAGAAATTAAAGTTCACTGTACAAAGAAGGATTTGAGATGCATCATAATTAACTGGCATCTGATTTATGGATATTGGATATGCATTAAAAAATTTATAGGTTAAATTTTTACCTGCATAATCTCTTTCAAATTTCTTGATGTAGAAATTAGTTTTATAATCATTAGGAAAGCTTACTCTGTAAAAATAATTATCATTATTTACAGATGTATTTCTAGGTTCATTGACTATGAAAGAAATATAATTTTCAAAAAAGTTAATTATATCATAGTCATGATCAACATAAAAAGAGAAAGACGAGGTAGTGTCATATTGTCTTCTATATGCATGTCTCTCAGTAACACCTGTTCTATCATTATCAAGGGTGTGTGTTGCTAAAGAAGTTCCTGGAAGTGCTGCCTCTCTACAAGATAATGTAAGTTTTTCACTCAATGCATTATTATATCCATCCCTTGAATTAATCTCGCCCTTTACATCAGGAGGAACAACAAAACTACACTCATATGTGGATGTGAGTGATGGTTGTAATATAGTGTTTTTTAACTTAGCAACATTTCTTGCCTTTGGTTTTGGCGATGCCATCTAAATAGTTTTTACCGTATATATTATGTATGGGAGTTAGTAAGAAAAGTATTTACAGTCCTTCAAATCCCCAAAAATATAAGGGTAATGTTAGTAACATTATCTGTCGTAGTAATTGGGAAAGACGTTTCTGTAAATGGTGCGATTTAACTGAGAATATTCTTGAGTGGGGTAGTGAAGAGTTCTTCATTCCATACTTGTCTCCTATTGATAGGAGAGTTCATCGGTACTTTCCTGATTTTATTATAAAAGTAAAAGAAAGTACAGGGCAAGTAAAGACTTACGTGATAGAAGTAAAACCCAAAAAACAAACTAAAAAACCAACCAGCAAATCAACTTTATATGAGTGCAAAACATACGCAGTGAATCAAGCCAAATGGAACGCGGCAAATGAATGGTGTGCTGACAGAAGAATTGAATTTAAAATCATCACCGAAGACGAATTAGGTATCAAGTATGGAAGATGAGTTTGAGTTTGAAAGGCAGGTTGGTAGTAATCGATTAGAGAGCGTCAAAGATTCAATCAGAGACTTAGGTGATCCTGAAGACATGATGATTGAGATTTCAAACATCTTAAACGAAACTGTAATTATTCCAGATGCAGGGGAAACATATACATTTATATACAATGCAAAGACTCCAAGAATACAATATGATCAACATCCATTAGTCGGTGTAACTGATGTATATCGATGGGGATTCAGAGGAATTAATTTTCACTGGGATAAAATTAGAAACTATACCTGGGAAGAGATACCGGGACAACTACACATCGTCAGACAGAGTGAAATACAAACCATTCTTGATATTCCCTATGCATATTATTTAAAAAACATCTAAATATAAAAAAGTATTCGTATAATGTCCGAGGAAGTAACCAGTAATACTAATAAATTTAATATAAATGGCGTTGATAGAACATTTAGAACTATCACCACCCATGAAAATGAAAAAGTGCAAAAAGTTATTATCCAAGAGAATGTCACTGAGGAACAATATGAAGAAACAAAGGCGGCCAACCCCGATGTTATTTCGGGTGAAGTAGAGATCTCAGCGAACGGATCACGTTACTATATTAACCGCGTAACTAGAACTAATAGTGGTGATGGAAAATATACTACTTCAGATTTTATCGCTGATTATGAATTTGATAAAGCAATTGCATCATCTGGCCCAGGAAGCCTTTTATATAAATTAACCACTGGTTCTGTTGTAGCACTTAGTAATGCCACTGGTGATCTTCAAGAATTATGGAAGGAAAGTTTTCCTGGACAATTTCAAAATCAAGAGGATGTTCCACCTGTTTTTGAAATTGGTAATTCCTCTGATTTTAATGTACAACCAAGAAATATAAGAACAACTTACGAAGATCTTAAATATCCTGAGGATATCCAGAATTCTAGCCAAGATGTGATGAGATTTAGTATGTTCCGTCAGACTGGTAGATCTTTCTCCTTTGATCTGGAAGGTGATGACTTGTTTACTTTTGGAAACAGAGTGAGATCTCATATAGGAGGATCAGTTACACTGCCAATTCAAACAGATATTCAAGATACAAATCAAGTAGATTATCAAAGAGGAAATTTAAATCCCGTAGCTGGTGCATTAGCATCAATTTCATTAGATCCACTTAAATTTGGAAAATCACTGACTTCAATATTGAGTATGAAGCCTGAGGACATCCAGGAGGTATTGGGATCGCAACCTTCCCAAAATATCATTAATGTACTAAAAGTTTATCTTGCACAAGCAGCAACCGGATCACAAGGATTAATTCCAAGAACAACAGGTGCTATTTTAAATCCTAACGTTGAACTTTTACTTCAAGCACCTCAGTTAAGAAGTTTTAGATTTTCGTTTAGAATGAGTGCTCGAAGTTCTACAGAGGCAACACAAATTAAAAAAATTATTAGATTTTTTAAACAAGGAATGTCAGTTAAACAATCAGATACCTCACTTTTCCTTGTAACTCCAAATTTATTTAAGATTAGATACCTAGCAGACGGAATTGGCGGTTCCGAGCATCCATCAATTGGTAGAATCAAAGATTGTGCTTTGACTTCACTAAATACTCAGTATACGCCTGACGGAACATATATGACATATGATGATCTGGGACGAACAATGACATCTTATAATATAACCATGGACTTTACTGAACTTGAACCTATTTTTGAAAGCGACTATACCGGCGGGACAGGTCCTTTAGCAAATTCAGATGAAGTTATCTTTCCAGTTCCTGAATCTCATATAGGTTACTAATGGCAAGTTACTTTAGACAAGTTCCAGATTTTGATTACGTCAGTAGAGATTCTGATGGAAAAACTATTGGTGATTATACAAAAGTAAAAAATCTTTTTAAGAGAGTCAAAATTCGTCAAGACATCTTAAAAAATATAGCATACTTCACTAAGTATGAAATAAGGGGAGACTCTCGTCCAGATAACGTATCTTTTGACATTTATGGAGATGAGGCATTTGATTGGTTAGTTCTTCTTTCAAATAATATCATCAATGTTCAAACAGAATGGCCACTTACACAAAATGCTTTTAATAATTTTTTAATTAAAAAATATGGAAGTATTCAAAATACAGAAAACATTCACCACTATGAGACAAGAGAAGTAAAAAATGACTCTGGTGGCACTGTAGTTCAAAAAGGTTTAACTGTTCCTAAAAATTATAAAGTAGAATACTTTGACGTAAAAAGAAATCAATACGTCATCAAGAACGATGTAGATGCGGTAACGAACTACACTTATGAAATAAGAAAAGAGGAAGAAAAAAGAAGTATATATTTATTGAAACCAAATTATATTGAACTTGTTTTAGATGATGTTGAAAACTTGATGCCATATAAAAAAGGTTCTGATCAATATGTGAACAGAACCTTGAAAAGAGGGGAAGATATCAGATTATTTAATTAACTCTCTGCCAGTTTTTGGAAGTAGGAGAGTGCATCATCTTCATCATCATCAGACTTAGGTGATGGTGCAGAAGCGGTGATGTCAGGTGCATTAAAGTCAGGCTTAGAGCGTGACAAAGACTCTTGAATCTGACGCTCTGCAGTCTCTTTAGCAGCATAATCATCATACTGAGTCTCTTCATCTACAGGAGAAGTAGTATGAGACTTCTGTCCAAGAACATACTTCAGACGACGCTCAAGATCTTCATGAGACTTGAATTGATCTTCAGCAGTTAATGCAGCAAGAGAATATTGCTTCTTCCAGACTGCCTCCATGGCTTCATCATCAGAGAGAAGTGGCGATGCTGCTTCAAACTCAGACTTATCGTAATTCCAGTAACCATCCTTCTTCACAATCTTCAGTTTAAAGTTTGCTCCGCCCCAAAAATCAAAAGGATTGATTGGTGTTTCATCTTCAAATTCAGGTTGCATTGCTTCCATGATCTTGTCAAAGATCTTCTTGCCGAACTTGTAGAGGAAGACACTACCCTCATTGTGAGGATTAGTAGGATCTTTTACAACATACACATTTGCATAGTAAGACAGTTTACGCTTCTGCTTACGAACAACATCTTTGTTGGATTCGATACCACTGTTCCACAGTTCGCGGTTGTGCTCAGAAACAGGATCTTTCTGCCCGAGAGTAGTTAAAGAGTTCTCAATATACCAACCACCGACACCTTGGAAGGCATGTGAATACATTTTTGCCCAAGGGAGATCTTCTCCATCAGGGGCAGGAAGGAAACGGAGAACAGCAAAACCGTTACCTACTTTATCGACTTCGGGTTTCCAAAGACGATCATCACCTCCACTGGCGGTATTATTCATCTTCTCAACTTCCTTAACAAGTTTAGAAGTTAGAGAACCAATAGAGGATTGCTTTTTAAGATCAGAAAATGACATTGTATTTTGTATTAGTTAGATTTGGCTTTAGGTACTTCGTTATTCTACAACTCGTCACCCTGAATGTCAAGTTGCTTCTTCATCGTATCAAGCATCTTACTCATGTTAGAGAAGACAACATTGATGTCAACGTCTTGAGGTAGTCCCATCATTGTAGCAGATTCTACAATGCGAGATTTCATCATCTTTGCTTCAGGATCATCCGATAAACTCAAACGAGCATAAAGGATTTTTTGTTTATCAAGAAGTTTTTCCATCAAAGCAACATGAAATTTCTTCTCCACTTTTGACATAGAGGGAAATTTAAAGACATTACCATAAACTTCTTCTTGAAGTTCCTGGATCTGTGTCATTTCTGCCCGAACTACTTCGGATTCAAAAAAACTCATGTTTCTCCTAGGACTACCTGTTTAAGTATTTTTTTATAACGAAATACATCAATATTTAGAAAGGGTGAGTATTTTCTAATTTTCATACTAACAGATTCCCATACTGGATCTTTCAATTGCTTATCCCAATTATTTTTGTATCCAAGTATATGATTTAAAATTACCATCGTTTCAATAGATATATTACTTTTCAAATATTCTTTTAGAATTTGAGGATGTTTTGATCCATTCAAAGCAAACATTGAATCGAAATTATTATCAAAGAAAATTTTATCAGTCTCTTCCTTGAAAAGATATGTAAGAGATTGAGTTCGTTTTTTCCATGATACGTATCTACCTTCACCTTCTCGAATCATTTCACCAATCCACAGTTTTCCTGGATCAGTGCAATCAATAAAGTTAGATACAAAAAACTCAATTACTTCTTTATCTGATTTGTTACGTGATAATTTTTCAAACCAAAATCTATCTTTGCGTTTATAAAAAGATTGTACTGAGGCACGACTTTTACCGCAGTACTTATGATAATCGTATTTCTCTTTAGTAAAATGATTCTTTAAAGAGATATATGATTTATATGCATCGAACGGCATCACTGAAAAATCCTATAAGTGAAAAATTTGCCGGAAAAATTTTTGCCCCCTTTTTGGAATCAAAGAGGCAATTTGGCACGAGATGTTCTCTTTAAAAAGTTAAGTTCCGTTGCTTCACATTTTAACTTCTCTTTAAGAGGTTTTGAAATAAGTTTGGGTACAGATTCCACGTCAATTGCATTTAGATCACAGAAGTGAACAATGGCATCGATGTAACTCATACCTTTGTTATCAAGAACAAGGTGTTCAATATCATGTGCAAATTTTGACGGGCAGAAGAATTTCTTTTCTAGTGCTTTTTCTAGTTCATTCTCCATTCTGCGCCCTAGTATTGTGATGTACAAATTCTTTAATGTAACGAACTAGAAGTTTAATATAATCCCCTTTGTTCCTTTTGTCAAATACTTCTACTTCACCACTGGGAGTCACCATAATGGTAATAAGTTTTTTGACAGGGATACCAGTCATCTCAAAGTATGCTGAAGCATAAAACATTTCCTGAACAAAATAATTTTCTAACCACTTTTCAGGTTTAATCTTTTCAGATGTCTTAAAGTCAATGACTGCTAACTCTCCCTCGTATTCTCCGATACAGTCTACCCTACCAGCCAATCCAAGGTACTCAGAGTACAGAGTCCTTTCGATAGCGTGTATGTTATTTATCTTATCCAGATATGGTTTGGCATGATGAAACATAAACTGAGTAAGAGGACGAAAGTCATCCCAGTTTATTTCATTGTTCCGCATGTACACTTCAACTGCTTCATGGAAATCGGTACCACGAGTAGTTGCTTTCTTCGTAATACGATTTGCTTCTTCAATACCAACTCGCTTACGCCACTTGACAAAGATCTGTCGGTTGTAAAAAGAAGTTACTGATGTGATAGAAGGAACCCAGTCTCCACTTGGAAGGTTGTAGAGACGGATGCCATTTGTTTCTTTCTTGTTTAGTTCAATGTCACCGAGATAATTATGATGAGTAAATTGCATTAATAATGTCCTAGTCTTTTAAGGGGGGAGTTACCATTAACAAAGTTGATAAAAAATATTTGTGTCAATCTAAATTCTTCAGGAACCCAAAAATTTGATTCTTTGTGCCAAGTTCTACCATTATATGCAACCATCCTATTATAACAATTTTTGAATTCTAGTGTGGTATCAAATCTATTATTATGTTTTTTGAGTGTTTTTGCATACAAATCTACATCAACATCTAAGTTGTGATAAAGATCATTTCTAAGACATAAATCTTTTCCTGTCAGTTCAGCACATTGATTTAGATATTCGTATCCGTTTTTAGGAGAAAGAATGGTTGTACCAGCATCAAAACTTGTCTCCTTATTGAGGTAGACAACTGCAGCGAAGTGTGTATTAGAATCTAGGTGTGGCCACCCAGTGTTCATGGGATGATTTTTATCATCATGATATGTGTATATCTTTTGAAAGAAACAACTTGCTTCCCATGTCACTTCAGTGTTTGACATATCAAAAAAACATGTCATCAATCGTTCCATAGAAAGATCAAAAAACCCCCTGTCAATAATCTCAAGGGATTTAGTTCTTTCGCCAGGAAAATTTGTTTCGATATTTCCTGGTTCAAAATCTAAACTTAAACCATAATCTCGTACTGAATCTGGATCATCCCAGAAACCATCTACACATGTCGCAGGAATCATAAATTCAGTTCATGTTTTGCCATAAGATACTCTTTACAGAGTCCAGAGCGGACAATATCTTCAACACCAAACTCAATAATATCAACGGATGGCATCACTCTTAGAATATTCATGAAGTCATGAATACCATTCCTTTCATTTTGTTTTACCAAGTCAGTCTGAGTAGCATCACCACAGAACATGATCTTAGTATCTTCACCAACCCTAGTAATAATACTATCAAGTTCATGAAAATTCAAGTTTTGATATTCATCAACAATAATAACTGCTTTATCAAGAGTTGTACCACGGATGAATGACGTGCTCCAGAAACTAATCGTTCCTTGTGTTTTTAGATTGCCATAAAGCATTTCAAAATCTGTTTCTGTAGGCAACTCAAACATATACTTTACCATATTTTTATATGGAATCTGATATAAGGATGATTTGTCCTCATGATCTCCAGGTAGGAAACCAATCTCTCTTGTCGCTACTAGAGAACGAACGATATAAATTTTTTCGTAGGGGGATCTTTCGTCAAGAACATCCTGTAATGCATTATAAAGTGTAATAAAAGTTTTACCAGTTCCAGCAGCACCGTATGCTACTAGATTTTTACCTTTTGAATATGCATCAAAAAGTAATTTTTGATTTTCTGTAAGGGGATCAATGTCCCTCATCAAATCAGTATTGATGGGTTTTTTACGCTTCATTTGCTTAGCAGTTAAACCAACACCGATCGGTTGATCTCTCTTTCTTTTTGTAGGCATACTATTCAGTCATCCCCTTGTGTTGTACCAATTCCTTTCTTAGCTAATCGTCCAGAGATACCTCCAGATTTATCGGCCTTCTTAAGGACTTCACCCCATCCAGGGTTTCTGTTAACAAGTTTATCCCTCCATTCACCAACCTCAACTCCGAGAGCAGGTGCGGTAGATGGATCAGAATAATCTCTACTCCAATCAGGATTATCAGCACACCACTGATCCCAATCATGGACACTCATTGATACTTCTTTTTGTTCTTCAGTTTCCTTATTAATAACAGGGTAAGTTGCCATAGAATTTAGTTAACCACGTAAATATTTATTAAATGTAATTGAAAACAAGATTGAATCGAGACATGGCATTAGAAGTATTACTTGAGTTGTGAAATTCACTGCCATCAAAAAAATACATTCTATTGGCAACACTCTCTACCTTATCTTCACCTATTCGTGTGAATCCATTGCACGTATTAAGACAATAGATAGCGGCAGTGTGACTAAAGTTATAATCAATATGCGATCCATGTTCTCTAACTATATCGGCACTTGGATAAAGATTTATTCGGATTCTTAATAAAGTTTCAATCTCTAATTTATCCTCAAAGTGTTTTTTGATATCATAGTACAGTGGACTTTCGGGTTCGTCCTCAATAAAGACAGTGTGAGTAAAGAAATAGTTATAATAATTATCTAAATTTGATTCTTGTGCCTCTGATAAAGAATCTTCACCAACATAATCTCTAGCAAAAAAAGAAAGATTGGGATTGAAAACCATTAATCTTTTCATCTCATTGTAACTTTCCTCCGAAAGAAAATTGTCAATGACTTTTACCATTTTAATGCTTCAGAGATGGAGGGAAACTGTTCAGTGAATACACGTTTTGCATCATTAGCAATGTCCATATGCTCCTTCTGTGTGCCATTAGAAGAGCGCAACTCGATATAATGGATCCACGACCTCACAGAGCCTGACATGTAGAGTCTGGTTGGTACTGCGAGGGGAAGCACAAAACGAGCACACTCCTTTGCGATTCCCTCACGCAGAAGTTCATTATAAAGATCCATACCCTCAGCAAAATATTGAGAGATACGGTTGTTTAAAAACTTAGTCTGTTCAGGATCAACATCATCAATAGAGTTCTGACGGTTCTTTTCATCCTGACGACGCAGTTCTGGAAGTGGAATACCAGCATCCAACCAGTTTACATCAGCATACCGTTGTGAGAATTCTTGATATGTGAATGATCTGTGACGAAGCACTTGAGCTGCGATGCCCCTAGTAGTATTCAACTCCAGAGTCATGAACGCTTGTTCAAAAATACTCCAGTGTTGATGCTTAATACAATAACGTAATAGTCCTGCAAAAGAATCGTTCTCTTGATTTTTAGGATTACTTACACGAGCACAATAGGCAATATGCTTTTCAGCATCAGGTGTTACACTAATCAGTTTTACGTTGTTCACTTTTTTTCAGTACCTTCTTCATCATTTTAGCATACATTACATCTTCTTGGGAATACCATTGAGGATGTTTCTTCGCCCGTTTAATAATTTTTTTAATTGCTTTCTTTTCGGACAACTCTTTCATAGAATTTAGTCTGGGTAACCATCATCGTCGTCAAATACTTCATCATAATCGGTTATAAACGTACTACTTCTTTCGCTATTATATTTAGAAATATCAGAGTACACCTCAGATTCTAAAACTTCCACCAAAGATTTTAAGTTACGAACAATTAGTTTAAGTCGTTCTTGCTGATCGGATTCCATAAAAAAATGGGGACGTTGGCCCCCATTATATCAATGAATGATCAGTAAGTCAATCACTTAGTATAGGTTTGTCCGCGATAAGTAAACGTACCGTGGACTTCTTTCGGCGCATTAAACTTCTTAACCACAACACCACGATATGCGGTATGAGTGATTTGAGCATCATGCAATGCAGACTGCTTTTCAATCTGCTTACGAATCATGTTTAGTGTGTTCATTGTAGGTACTCCTAAAGTAGTGGATTTTTAGGTCCGTTCCTTTAGTCGTTTGCGTCCCAATAGCACTCAGGTGTAGATTCCTTAATGGCCTCTACCAACTCAATCTTAACTTGATTGTTAACATTTTCGTTGTTCAACATCCGTAGC